CACTCCTTCTATAAATTGTCATAATAATTTCTGCCCTCGATTAATATCATTGAAATAAATTCGATATTATCAGAAGGACCGCGTCTCATATATTTAACTGTAATATTAACACCCTGATTAAGCGTTCCATCTAATCTGGGGTTCTGTTTTATAATCTCAACCAAACTGTCTACTTTAGTAATAAAAGCTGTCATATCTCTATTCTCTGGCGCCTCTTCAACATAATATACTTTTACCCTGCCACCATCATCATAATTGAAATTGAGCCCATTCCCGAGCAATGACTGGCCTGTATCTGGCTCAGCACAAATTGCAGGATATTCTTCAGCCACAAAGTCATCAAAATAGCCTGTAAAGTCATAGTTTATTGTTGTATTAGCAACTAAAATAGTTTTGACCGCTTCTATTGACTGACCCATTATACTCATAATTCACGCCACCTTATTTTTACTTTTACAACTGACTGCCAAGCCTGCAGAATTTCATTAAACTCAGGTTGAGGTGAAGACTCATCATATTCAACTGAATAAGTTTTGATATTTGCATTTGATAGATCAGCTTCATCTAAAACTTTCTTAACTTCTGAAATAAACCAGATAACTGCTATATCTCCATTGCTGACGTTAGAATAACAGTTAATAAAAAATGGTGTCTCAAATATTCCTTTTCTGTTTTTATGTTTATGATCAGTAACAATTTCATGACAAATAGCATATTTATCAAAGCCTGGGCCAGCTTCATCCGGTTTCAACTGATTAAATTTAGTTATAGGCCTTATTTTATCTAAAGCATTAATATTATTTAGTAACTTAGATTCTAAAGCCTGTAGTAAATCCAACATCAAAACTCACCAACTTCCTAATTTCTCTCTGTACATAAGCGATTATTTTATATTTAGCATTCTCCCAGGCTGTATGCATAAACTTATAAGCTTGAATACCAGGTGAATCACCATATTTATACCATGATGGTTTATTAGGATGTCCTGATTCAACTCCGCGTTGGCCGGTCCCGTATTCAACGAAGGGCGCATACTCCATTGGAGTCGCAACAACTCCATCCACATAACCAAACTTATTGCGGACGAATGAAAAAACACTGGCTCTCAGAGTCCCGGTGTCAACAAGCCCCATATTAGTTATTTGTCTTTTAACCTCAGCTTCTAAAATAAAAGCGGCCTGCAGCATTATAGTTTCAAGTTCTGTTTCAACATCACTCTTAATCTTTTGAAACTGATGAATTGTTTTATCTAAGCCTTTAAAATCAACTTCTATCCATGCATTTTGTGCCATATTATAATCACCTAACTTAACCTAACTAAGCTGCATTTTACTTTCCTGTTAAAAGGCTTTCGTATCGGACCAACTATTTTATACTGGCCATCTATAATATCGCCTTCTTTAAGCTTATCTGTAAGCATACCGGTTAAATGAGCGCTGCCAGTGTAAGACTCACCCTGTTCAGATGTATTATAAGATGCTGCATTCTCAACTATTTTGCAGGGATAATTTTCAATGACAGTTTCAAAACTCGGATCAGTCCCGGCCCCATCATCAAAATTATAATCAGATCCAGAACTATCATTAACGCTATCTACCTGTCTGGTTACTGTTACATTTTTATAATCCATTTATTACACCCCATTAAATTGAGTCTACAGTAATAGTTGAGCCTGTTTCTTCCTCATCTCCATCTAGATAATCTTCCCAGATGGTCATTACTTCGGCCGGCACATCAGAAAACTGTCCGAATTGATTTTTGACATTATACTTAACGCTCGAATCATCATCAGACTCTGATTCAGCTCCAGTTTTTCTAGAAAAGTTGAAATCAACATATTTACAGACGCTGACTTTTAAGACTGGATCAGTTTGTAACTCTCCGGTCACTTTTTCACATTTAGAATTACCTGCAGCTAATAACATTTCTAGCTTACTATTATAATCATCAATTTCTTGAGGAATTTCTAAATAATCTTTAACATCACTCAAGGTAGCAAACTCAACCATTATTATTCACCGTCTTTTTCAGCAAGTGTTTCTTTTACTGCAGTTAATAGTTCATCTTTGTCATTCCTAAGACTGCTTCTGCCTTCAAGTTGTAAATCCTGAGCAACATCCATTAATTCAGCTACTGTCATTTCATCCAGTTTCTCATCAGTTGGGAATTCATTTTCTTCCTTATCTGAATTATCATTTTCTTCATTTGGTTCATCTGGCTCCTCAGGTGCTTTATTCTTTTGTTCAACTTCGCCTTTAACCTCAGAAATCAATTCATTTTCTTTAAAGAATTCTACATCTTTTTCATCAATCTCTATCTCAGCACCAGCTGTATTTCTTTCACCATGATATTTAACTTTTTTTGCTAAATTAACTTTAACCTTACTCATTATTTATTGCACCCCTTTCAATAATAGGGCCCATTCCTGGACCCTATCACTTAATTATATTTAGTTTGATTAGGCAGTGTGCACATTAAGCACATAGACCTGATCTATCCTCTCGAAACTCGGCAGCATAATTCCTGAAACTGTAGTCTTAACATTTACAGGAGTTGTTTCCAGTTCTGTAGTAACTGCAATACCAGTGTCAATTATTTGAACATCAGCATTACTTTGATCAGTCATTAAATCAGACTCTTCAGGAGTGGTACCATAGTAAGTATTACCCAGAGTTCCAGTAGGTAATAATGAGAATACATCATCAGGGAAGAATAAGTTCCCGGACTGATTTTTAACTGTTTTAGAATATTTTTTATTATAAACTGTAACAGTTAATCCGAGTTTATTAGAGAGATAGTTTCTCATTATCTCATCAGTCATAATTAAAGTACCGCCGCTGGCATAACCATTAGCGATAATATCCCCTCTAATGCTTTCGTTCTGAATTAAATAGTTAAATGTTTTGCGAGTACAAACTGCTCTGGTAGGTTTTTCGCCTGTCTCTGATTCAATCGTATCCTGAGCAGACTGAATATCTTCAACAGGGCTCGCGTTGGCTGTATCGGACCACATATCAGTGCTGGTTAATGTTTCCATGTGATCTGATAAATCATCATTTGGGTCATAATCGTAAACATAGGCTTTTCTGTTAGCTTCAATGTTAACAGCAAAAGATGAGATTAACTGCATTCTCATTCTTTCAGCCTGTACTTCAGCACCGCTGACTAAGCCAGCTGCATCATCAAAGATGTTCCTCAACATTGGCTGTATTAATTGGCTATTTCTAGCAGCCATTAAATTGTTAATTTCCTGACGATCTTTTTCACCAATTCTCATTGATTCTCTGAAGAATGGCATCTCAGTTTCTATTTCACTGAAACCGATTCTATCTCTCAGAGTTGGTTTAGCATCAAAGTTTGAAGGTGTTAACGCTACAGGAAGACCTCCAGCTCCTTTAATCCATTTTAAATCCAATCCCAGCTGTTTCTGCCTGGGGAATAGTGCTCTTCCCAGATAAGGGATTGAGTTCGATTGTTTTTCTTTATAATAACTAGCTATTTCTTCTGCATTTGCAAAATCATAAATGCTTGGCATAATTTTTTCACCCTTCCGTTTTATTTAATTTATTACTCAACTAAACTGATTAAATCAGTTAAATTACTTTTTACATCATCAACAAGTGCTTCTGGCAATTTGCTTGGGTCCACAAAACCATGAATAAGCATAGCTCCGCCGGCCGGGCCATGAGTTACATCAACATCATTCAATAAGATTCCTTCAACATCAACGCCGGCTCCAGTAGTTCCTGTTGTTTCTCCCTGGGAATTTTTCTTTTCTACTTCAAGACTCTCATCTTCAAGAGTCGCTCCTCCAACACCGCCGACAGGAGTTCCTGCAGGTAGTATCTTTTTACCTTCTGAGTTAGCAGAAACATTTGTATCATCAACAGTTACAGCTACAGCAACATAGTGATCAGGAAACTTTAAAATTTCCTCTCTATTTGAATAATCAACCTGAGTATATTTCATTAATTTTCACCATCCTTAATTATTTAATATTAATTGTCTCCAAAATAAACTTTTTGAGCCTCTTGAGCTTCTGCATCAGTTTCAGTACCACTTTGAGCCAACTTTTTACCAAAACCGCCTTTACCTTTCTTTTTACTTCCGCCATTAATTCCATCGAGGACAGAACCACCATTCTGCAGCTCCTTAATAACAGCATCTTTGATAGCAGCCTGAGCAGCTTTCATACTTTCGATTCTATCCTCAACATCAGTTTCAGATAGTTCTGGGTTAACTTTATGCATCTGTCCAACATCAATAAACTCAGCCAGTTCTTTATTAAGCTCATTTTCAGCAACTTTCTCTGCCTTATGAGCGCTCAATTCTTTCCTTCTAAGATTATTTTCTTTCTCTGAAAGCTCTTTTTCTTTAGCTTCCAGCTTTTCTTCCTCTGACATTGTTTCCTGCTCCATCTCTTTCATTTTCTTTTTTAGGTTACCAATGTCATTGCGATAACGGTCAAGCTCTTTTTTGTTTTCTTCTTTGATGCTATCAATCTTAGCCTGCAATTTTTCGGCTTCGGTTAAGTTTTCATCATCACCAGTTGAACCTTCATCTCCGCCTTTGTCACCTTCTGGGTTGGAATCGTCTCCGCCTTCATCTCCTCCAGCAGAACCTCCCTGAGGGTTAGCACCACCATCAGCGTCCATCATAAACATAGGTACAAATTTTCCATTAATCCACATAATTAATATTCACTCCTCTTCCGTCTTCTACATTATTGAGACCACTTAATAACTAAGAGTTCTCTCAGTATCGCCGGTTATTTTAGTATTTTATATTCATTATTCCGTCTTCATCAGTTGGACCGTTCATTTTGACCCGTTCTTTCTAAATTGCCGGAATTAAAAAACACCCTCTCAGGTGTTAGTTTTCAGTCCATGGTTTAAAGTTTTTAATTTGATTTACTACTTTCTCATTCCACTTGCCACCAAAATTAATACCTCTGTCATCCACTATTGCTGCAGCAGGAACTTTATCTCGAACAACTTCATCAACTTCAATCTCATTTTCAATCAACCAGTCTTCAATTGCTTCCATTCCACCCTCCTGATGACAGCGGGAAGAATGAACAACAACTTCAAAATCTTTTCTTAGCAGCTGTATTGCACTATCTACATTTTCAAGTGGCGGGTCCGGTATAACATCAGCACCTTGCCAGCCTGATTTATAGCTGTGAATAACACCATCAAAATCTAAAATAATTGTTGGTTTATCTGGCATTTAATCTACCTCCTTTTAACTTGCATTCTTCATAGCAGCACCAATAATTCCTGTGAGATGCTGAGCTTCTTTCTTTTTAATTCTGCCAGCCCTGTAATATCTTTTAGTTCTGTTCAAAACTGCCTGCAGCTGTTCTCGACTTCTGCGACCATCTAACAACCATTCATCATAACCCGTTGCCGGGCCAGTAAGCTCAGTATCAATAAACGGACTGTAAGCGCATCTGCAATTAGGATGTCTTGGAAGAAAAATAACCTCATCAATTTTCATTACTTTATTATGATCAGCAGAACAAATAGGGCAAGTATGAGCGTCTAATGTTGCCAGGTACCTTACTTTCTGCAACCCACCCTGCTGATATACATCAAGATTAGCCTGATTAAAGATAGCATTCATCCAACTGCGTGTTGTAGCATCAACTCTGTTTTTACCCATTTGTTCGCTTATACCGTACAACCTGCGACTAGTTTTATTGGGGTTTTCACCTACAGCAATCGATTCCAAAACTTCTTGCTCAATTCTAAAAGCTAAGTCAGTGCTGTATTTACTAATATATTCAGTCATTGTCTTGCCTTTAATATTAACTCCATCAACAACCTCTGATTTAATAGCTTGGGTTGGCAGTGCGTCAAACTGATCACTTATTTCTAATTTAGGCACATCTTTAAGCATGTCCTGAGTAAAGAGAGCTTCTTTCTTATACATAGCAGCAAGGTCATCTCTATAATCACCAATAAAACTCTTTTTATACTGTTTAACCTGATTTCTAATCTGTTTTCTCAGCTTTTCTTTTCTATTATACTTCGCCATCTCAGCATTGGACCACTGGCCTTTTTCATTAGCCTTTTTGAAATTTTTCATTATATCGTTATCAATATTTTCAATTGTCTGCTCCAACTGCCTAATATACTTATCGGCGTATTCCTCTTCATCGAGCCTGTTTTCAATTTTGTGGATCAGCATGATCACTCAACTCGCTATCTATTTCTTCCTTAATAGCCTGATCCTCTTTATCTAATCTATCTAACTCTTTTTCAACATCTTTTATTAAGTCTGGGAATTTCTCCATTCCGGTCTTTTTAGAAATAAATTTAATTTCTCTTAACCCTTTTACTAATTTAAGCAGCTGGTCTACTGAATCGGGAAGTATACCGCCGAAATTAATGCCGTGCTGCAATGGTGATTTCCCTAGCATTAAAAGGGCCTTGTTATCTATATCCACAATCCCAGTCTCTAAATCGCCTCTTAAACTACCAACCTTAGCTTCTATCTCGATTGATTTAATCTTCAAGGCATCCCCAGAAGGGTCTCCACTGCTTAGCAATGTAGATAGCACATACTCTGGATGATCATTTGATATGTTATTTTTGATGTCTTCCTGTTTCTTCAACATCAAGTCAGCTACATTTCCCGACATTTCTAAGTATTGCATTTGAGCGTCAGGGTTATTAAGGTGCCAGACACTTTGCTCTTTATATCTGCTATTTTTGGTCTTTTCTTTCGCCTCTTCAGACATTCCGCCTGAAAGATTATCCCAGATGAGCGGATCGCCATGAAGATAAAACACATTTTCAAGATAAGCCTCAATAAGATTATAATAATCAGTTTTATTAAGCATTGGCCCTATATCATAATCGGTGGAAAACTCTACAACTGGTATAAAATCAAAAGCTAGAGGTGTTTCGGTCACTTCATCATCTACTGTTTCAACTATCATTTTATAACCGCCATTTTCATTTTTGACGTTATAATACTCCTTGGTTACATCAACAGTGTTAAATGACTTTTCTTCCATGTCGAACTGCTTTGTAGTACCTTCGATCTTACAATAAACCATTTGACCATTCATGTACTCAGTTTCAACCAGGTCGGGATCATGAATAACAAAAATTATTTCATCATCTCTTTTATTGAGTTCCACAACTCCCTCTTTAGAAAGAATTAACCAGAGGGCCAGCATATATTTTTGATTCTGAAAGTTGTTATAATCCCAGATATCATTAATCTTGGCTAATTTATTATCAGTTTCGCTATTATTATTACTCTCTGTTTCCGATTCACCTTCTGTCTTTTTCTCATTAAGTTCTGGGTTAATTTCCTGCTGCATGGTAAGGGCATTCATGATAAAAGCTGTCTTTGGTACTGGGTTGAATATCTCCCTGGTGTCATCGAATAGATCATATTCGCTTAAATAATTTGTGTCATAAACTTCATTCTCATAAAAAGCCCAGGCTCTCTGAGCTTTAGTAAGTTTAGCCACGAACTCACCTCCTTAGCGTCTCCAGTCTGCTGTTTCTTTGGTAACGATGTTTCTGGTTATATATTTACGGCCCTGCCAGGCTATTGCATTGGCAACAACCATATCTTTACCATTAACATCAACTTTACCCTTCTCGTCATAAATGACTTCTCTAGATTGCTCTATAAATTCTTTGTCATGTATTATTAACTCATCTTTCCTTAAAGCTGTATCCAGTTCATCAAGCATTAAATATTTACTGCTCTCTGTAGTGGTCCAGCCCATTTTCTTGCTTTCATCATCATTTCTATTTTCTATGCGGGTGGTAAAATGTATATTGCTGTAATGCCTCTGATTAAAGACTGTATTGAGCACTGACCAACCATGATTATTATTCTCTATCATCAAATAAGCATTATTAAACCTCAATGCTAAATCAGTCAATATGTTACCGTATACATCCGGAGCAAAATGGCCATGAATCTTTGCTATCTGCTCCCAGTTTTTAGAGTCATACATAATAGCTGAGGAAGCGTCTCCGCCTTCAACACCTTCAGCAACATCAGCACCAATACAATACATTCTTTTAGGCTCAGGGTCATTCCAGTATAAAATAGATCCACCTTTTTCAGTTCTGATTGGTTTATGCTTATCTCTATCTAAAAGAACCACTAAATTATCAAGCTTATTTATATCAAAATAAGGCCTTCCAGTATGTAGGAACGCCTCTTTAGGATTACAGGGATATTCTTGCTCTAATTTACCTTTTAGTTCTAATTTCTTATTAAAATAAAAGTATAGCTGCTGCCAGTCTAAGTGTTTTGCTATTTTCAAATGTTTAAGTTTTGAAAAGAAGTCGGAATCCACGCCTCTATAACCGTGTTCATCATCAACAGCATTTTTAAACTCTTTTTCTATCTTCTCATTCTCAAATTTAATTCTATACTCAGGAGTTTCCCACCATTCAAAAAATAGAGGTATAAAGTTATTATTCCCTTTTACAGAATCATCCCAGTACTCTTTAAACTCATTGTAACCATTGGCAGTAGTTTCTAAGATAATTATGCTGTCTCTAGTAATAGCCTGTCCTAAACCGGAAAGAATGTCCTGAATACTTTTCCAGAAAGCCGCTTCGGACCCGTGAAAAAAGTTTAATGTTTTAGAACGTCCAATATCTTTATTACCAGCTGTTGCAACTCTCCATTTAGAATTAAGATGATCAAAGAGAAATTCTTTTCTGTTGTTATATTTCTCTCTGGGTTTTACTATCTCCGGCAGCTGATCATAAGGAAAACGAGCTTTATCCTGGAATATAGTATCTGTTGAATCATCTTCATGAGAAACTGTCATACCCACAAAGTTATGTTTGGTTATTGTAGATGCCAGCTGATAAGCAGTAATTACAGAGGTAAAACCCTGCTGTCTACCTTTGAGAACTAAAAATTTAATAAAATTTATTTCCCCTGCTTTATAATCTTCTATTGCTTTTTTGAGCTG